ATGAAATTCGAAAACATACGAAATTTGCGAGAAGATAATGATAAAACGCAGAAAGAAGTTGCTGCATACCTCAACATCAAACAGACTACATATTCTAAATATGAACTTGGAAAAATCAACGTTCCTATTGATGTCTTCATCAAACTTGCTGATTATTATACAGTCTCAATTGATTATCTCGTTGGTCGTGGAAAAAAGTAAAATTACAAAGAACAAAGAATGTGCATTGCACATTCTTGCGCCTGCGGCGTTGCTAAGCGCCAGTGGCGCTTGTTTAGCAAGGACCGAAGTGGGAAACGTAGACCGCTTGCGACGCTTACATTATACGCCGCAGTGCGCATCCTTAGCGGAGCGTTTTTTATATATTAGGAAAGCACTTTCCTAATATATAAAAAATCTCTGGATATCTTGCAAACATTGAATTTGTAAGATATTCAGAGATTAAGTTCGATGCCGCTGGCCGGCTACTCAATGCATATAAATAGGTACAAACTACTGCGAAATATCGCATTTTTAGGCACTTTCAACGTTGAAACCGTACAACAAAATACAATATTTTGCCCCATGAAAGCCCCACGTAAATGGTACAATATTAACGTCCCAGAGTCAAATGCTCTGGGGTGTTTTTGTCAGCGCTTAGAACAACTGGAATCTATCGATCAGAACTCCAAATGCACCAGCATATCCATCCTGTCCCCCACCAGTTTCATTGTTATACTGCCATGAATAATAATTTCTATTCACCGGTGATACTCTGTACTGCGCTTTCTGGGTGCTGCCGTTTGGAGCTGTATAGATAATCTCGATTGCATCAATCGGAAGACCATTACCGGCATAACCGTTGTTGCTGTCTTTCCAATTGTATCCAGATACATATGGCAGCCATCTGCCTGCGATTCCTTTCTTCTTGTTTGCTGCAACATGTACTCTGTACTTGATGTTTCCGACACTACATTTAATAGCAATGTCTGTGATCGGGATTCCCCTCACGCCTGCATAATCTGCCAGGTTCGTTACTGCTGGATAAGTCTTTCCGCCGGCACGTACTGCATAAGTGAAATCTACTCCTGCATTATAATAACCTCCAGAAGGCTTGATTGTCTCTTTAGGTCCTGATGTTGTTCCCTGTCCATAATCGATATCACAAAGCTTCAGCAGATGTGTAAATCTGTTCTGTGATAACTTGGCAATTCTCACACCATATGCGGACCCGTCCGCTGCGATGTACTGATCGTTTCCAAGATAGATACCGATATGCCCCTTCATCCACACCGCCCATCCAATGTGGGCGTTGGTTCTCTGACTGATTGGAAGCACTTCTACCGCAGTGCTCTTATACTGTCCCGAACCACGGATGGTACCTGTATACCAGCTAATCAAACCGGAACAGTCAACACATACCTTACCGGCTTTGCTGTCATCAGATGTCCATACACAGTTGGATCCGTACTGTTTTCTTAATGCTCGGATCTGCGACAGACTCATTACGGTTCCTTTTGCTCCGTAAATATACGGTGTACCAAGTTTGCTTTTTGCAAATGCAACTAATCCTGCTGCTGTCTTACTCATTTTGCTCTCCTTTCTTGCACCAGTGCAATTCTACTTTTTATATGCGTTTCTATTCCACATCTCTGTCACTCTCTCCCAACCACCAGTACTCACTAAATAGACGATAAATGCGGCAATGAATGATGCAAAAATGTAATACCATTCAATCACTATCTTATAATAGGTGCACAACACAATTACTGATGCTGGTGTCAGAATCAGTGATGTGATCAGTGCCACAGCATTTGTCTGTACTTTCTTCAGTTCTGGCATTTCCTTAATCGTCTGTACAATCGCACTGACTAAAAAGGCCAGTACTCCGATTCCTGTCAAAATGTAACTCATATACTGCATTAACACTTCCATGTTCATAGTCATTCCTCCATATCATGCGCCTGTTTGTTCAGGTGCTTCTCAATCTTATTTATGGCTTCCGTTACAGGACCGTTGCAACCCTTTTCCTTGAGTCCTTTCAGGCAGGCGAGAAGCCCGTAGGTAATTAGGCACTGTTCTTCGTTGATCTTCCAGATGTCCTCTTCATGGGTTGCTCGGATCTTTTTGATCTTCTTCTCGAGCTCTTCCGGCTTTTTAAAGAATTTATATGCTGCAATCAGCACTCCTCCGATCACTCCCAGCGCACCAATCAGGCTGCCTGCCGTAATAATTGTCCCTATGCTTATATACACGGGTCTATACCTCCATATAATTTATGCATAAAAATAAGACCGGTTCACGGTCTGTCTCTGATGCTCATATGTATCACCTGCCTTATTTCACCATTACCCTCACAACATGCTTGATAATCTCCGGTGGTATCTCGTATGTGTACTCCAATATGTACGTCGCTCCCTTGATCATTGGCTGAATCAATGCAGACAGGATTGTCTCTTTATTATCTCGCTTGCTGATCTCGCACTCTCCTGATGCTTCTTTCTCATCTCCGTTTTTCAGGATGTATTTCGCAGAAGTCACATCAAATGGCTTCCCGCATGTACTCCTGACGCTGATGCATACATATTTCTTTTCCCCAAGCTCAAATATAGCACTATCCATGACGCACCGCCTTTCTGCAGCATTTCAGCCGCGCATTATAGTTTTCCTGCAGGACTTGTGTTTCCCGGAGAGTGACGAGCCGTGCTACCCACGGCAGCAACAGCAATCTGACTTCCCGCTTCGGTCCGACCAAATCCGCCTCTGTACAATCCTGGAGCAGTTGCGCCTCAGTGTGGGCATGATATTCGATCATCACTTCGCATTGTAAATGCCCTCTTGCTCCTGTGCTACTCTCCGCCCAGATCTCGATTTCCTGCAGTCCCGGCATTCGTGGGGCGGTTCCCTCCCAGTACCCCGGACGGTCCGGGATGGGCGTAAACTCCACCTCAATAGAGTTCACTATGCCCCATACCCTGATGATCATTTCATTCTGCCGGATCCACAACCTTGAAGGTCAGGTGGATCGTGCTGTTGGCGTCAACTGTGGTCGCTTCTGCCTCGACATCGCTGATGATCGGTGCCTTGGTATCGACTGTAACATGCCTATCAACCTTTGTTGTCTTCCCGATACTGTCCTCAGCGATAATAGAAATTGTATTCGCGCCCTCATTAAGGGTAATTTCTTTCGAGAATGCGCCGCCTTCACCGACTGCTACTTCCTCTCCGTTAATAGTTACCTTAGAGAGAGTTACCGCGTCAGACCCGGCCGTTGCCGTACCTGATACCGTAACCTTTTTGCTGTTCGTCAGCAGTCCTTCTTTAGGACTCGTAATGTTTAGCGTAGGCGCGGATGTACTGATCACAAAGGATACTGTCGCAACGTCAGAAACATTGCCGTCATTATCGGACACCTGCAGGCTGACACTGTTGGAACCGTCTGACAGGTTGGTTGCATGATACGTGCAGGTCTTCTTTCCACCTGAATCGCTACAAGACAGTCCCTGTGTTACCTGAACGCCGTTGACCTTGAAGATTACGGACGCCATGTTGAGACCAGATCCGCCGGCATCGGAAAGCTCCATGACAATATCCTGCGTCGCGCTTCCAAGCACGCTGCCCTGCGTCGGAGACTTGATAGTCGCAGTCGGCTTCGTTTTCTCAAGGACACGGAATTTCAGTTGATCCCCGTATGTGTCGTCCGTAGCGTACATGATCGTCTCGTTGCCCGCCGCGTCGAATGCATGTAGCTCAATCGGGTATGTATGATTCGACTGGCTGTAAGATGATTCTGATCCGGACGGGATGTCCACGCTCCACTTCTGCGTCCCGGAGCTGTAAGATGCATTGTACTGCTGCCCTTTGTATTTGGCATAAGCCCTTACAATATCACTCATGTGTTTCTTCCTCACTTTCTTTCGCTTGAAATTGGATAGTCGTGCGGGTAATCATATGGATAGTCCTGATCGTACCAAAATTCAAATGATATATGAATTCGCTCCCCGGCATTCACTGTGGTTTTCTCTGCTTTCACCTCTTTGATTTCTGTCATATGCTACCCGCCTTTCTTATTCTGTTTCTATTTCCTTCCACAGTGCTTCTGATCCCTGCGCACCGGGCTCCCATACATTATTATCCACTAAGGATTCATATGTTTTGCCGTTGTGTGTCACCCGGTCTCCGGCCATATACGGATTTGTAGATCCCGGCTGTGCCCACGCTCCAATCCCAGTACCGTCCTGTCCCGGGAGCACCTCTGCAAAGAGTGACGGTGCCGCATCCGGCACCCAGTCCGACTGTGATGTATGTGCCTGCAGAACCTTATACAGTTTTCCGTTATGTGTCAAATAGAAGTCTTTCTGATATGACACACCATTCCCATCCCATACAGGATAGATATCTTTCACGGTAAGTGCCTGCTCATCCGTCAGACTTTGTGCCTGTATCTGCGCAACAGTGACTGCCGCCTGTACCATAGACGACTGCACCTCCGGCGTTTTCTCCGGCTTGTACATTACTACGCCATAGATCTTACCTGTATAGATCTCCGTCCTGTAAAACGCCGTGTATCCCTCGTATGTAGCGACCGTCTGGCCACGCTCCTTCACGATTATCTTCGATGTGCGGCTCGTGTCAGTGAACAACACTTTAAGCTGCTCCGGAGTATTCCCAATGGTCAGGACACACAGATAATTGCCGTGAGACTCTACTTGCTGCACGGTGATTTCTGTTGCATCGTTAAAAATAATCTTCATTTTCATCATCCTTTCTTTTTTGAATCTATACGTTAAATGCGGCTTTGTCCAATATTAGGTTTGAGGTCATCGAATCTACCCGTTATTATGTTAAAAAATACGAAAACGGCTGTTTTGAAGCATGGGCAAAAACAACTGTTATTGGTACCCATCTGAGTTTTACGCAAATTGGAACATCCGGAATATACTATGCGCGTGTCACAAATATAGGAATCGGAATCAGAGCGAAGGAAGTGTACGATATTGAATATACACCTCAAAATAATGGAATAGTCTGGGGAGCGTCACCAAGTATGAATTCCAACATGTCTGCGATAGACGGATATGTCGTACAGTATGGAGCCGACAAAACACGCAACACGAATATTCGAGTTCATGTGACCGGCAAATGGAAATAATTACTGCTTGGTGTACCGTACGGCTACAAATCCAGCATATGTACTCCAGTTACTATGAGTTGTAATTACAACTTGCTGACCATTTGCAATAATCCGTGCTGCAATACTGTTTGCAACATTATTAGGGTCTACATACGGTAATGGATATGCGGCCCCTCCCGAGATAACCATACTGTATGTTGGATCTATCCAGAAATAATAGGCGTTGGTGATACCTGTATTTATAGTTTTGCTGGTATTGTTAGGCAACACACCTATATCGACAAGTCGCATATATACAGGTTTGCCACCAAATGTTTCGCCCGTTAAGATTTTGCCTGCGCCAATTGACATGTCATATGCATTTATTTTATTCGACAAAGCCGCATTTAGCGTAGGGATGTCCGGTGCGACCTCCGGTATAATATCCACTCCCGTGACATTGATCCCATCCAGATTTACGATCATAAACGGGCAGTCTACAGTAGTATCTCCCTCCTGTATATCTCCACTCGTACTTGACGGTGCTACAGGATTTCTTGCCGCTGGTTCTCCTTGAATCACAATCCATTCTGCGGATTCTTTCTGCTGCGCTGAATCATATGTATACCGGGCGACGACAAGATCCTTTCTTTGCATGCCTTGATTCCCATTATTGATTGTGATTTCATCTGTAGTCCCGACTTTGACCGAAAAAATAGCACCCTGAAACATCAGAGCGCCATCCTTAATCAATATTTTATTTGAGCTCTGCACCTGCGGTTCGAGCTGATTTCCCGTCGCAAGGATATATGCTCCATCGCCCCAGATTCCCTGATGCTTCTGCCGGTCCTGCTGTGACGTTATGTGCGGGCTCCCTGCCCGTCCTGTTACCAGTTCCATTAACTATCATCTCCTTCTATTTCGTATTCAAGAGAGGTTTTTCCACCCTCTACTTTATAGATCTTCTTTGCGATTGGCTTGGCCGCATACATGCCCGTTACATAATCGCGGCCGCCTACTATATCTCCGATCTCTACCTCTATGCCCAAGCTCTCGACATCCATGCTAAACGATGTCTTATTCATTAGTTCCCGCAGTTTTTCCCGTCCTTTCTCTTCCAGTTCGTCACTCTCAGAGGATGTATCCTTGTATGTATCGGTGACCTCCTTAATACCGGTATAATACTGCGTGGTTCCGATACTACCGTTTAGGCCGACATACAGGTCAATTACCTGCCTGTCCTGAAGTTCCCCTTTTCCCAGGCAGATCAGGTGGTTAACTCCGTTTTTCATTTCATCGAACACGAAGTTCAACCGGCTATCCTGCGACAGTTCTTTTGCGTCTGAGTAGTCCACGATCGGTACGGCAGACAGCTCTACATACCCAGGCTGGCCGCGTTCCTGCTGAATGTATTCGATATGTAACTTATATCCAACACTTTTCAGCATCTTTATGATCCCTGTCAACAAAGTACAGTATCGATCGAACTGGAAATTCGTCACACTCACTCCGGTGTCGTTCTGCGATACGACAAAATAGTCATTGAACTGCTCCGTAACAATCGTATTCAGCACTGCATTCAACTCCCCTGATACTTTCCGGTAATCCTGTCCTTCCGGCGGCCGGATAATCTTCTTATCCAATTTCCCGCCTTCTAACCGTAAGATCTGCTGTTGCTTCGATTGGCTTTTTCACTGAATTCTGTAATTCAAGAGCCGCATTCGATACAAGCGATGTATTATCAATCAATCCATTCGCGACTCCTGCATCAATCATTTTTCCGACAAACGCACCCCAACGTGACGGAGAGTGGATTCCAAAGAAACTGAGTACATTGTCCTTGAAGCTTCCGAGAATTCCTTTTACAGTGTCCCACAACATATGTCCAGCCGCACTTAGTCCGTTTGCAATTCCGTGTATGATATTGCGCCCAACGCTTCCCCACGAAAAGCCTGTCGTGATCATTTGCTTAGCCGTGTTGAACGCTCCTTTAATGATTTGTCCAGGTAAATGTACTAGTGCTTTTACTCCGTTAACAAGGAGATTCATGAGATTCTTTCCAACTCCAAGCCAGTTCATCGCACTCAATACGCTTTCTGCTGCCGTAAATATCTTTGGAAGATTTGCGATCAATGTCGGAATTGCATTTATGATTCCTTTTGTCAGCGTTATGAGAATTTCTATCCCTGTTGAAAGGATTTTCGGCATGTTGTCATTGATGATTCCGGCAATATTTGTGATGATCTGCGGTACGGTTGCAATTAATGTCGGCAGAGAATTTGCTATTCCTTGAGCCAGATTTTCAATCAGGTTAAGTCCGGCATCTATCAGTTGTCCGGCGTTTGCTCTCAAATTTTCCGAAATCGTCACAAGCATTGGAAGAAACTGTGCGCAAAATGTCGGTATTCCAGATGTAAGTCCGCTCGATATTTGATTAAGCAGCTCAACGCCAACCGTTGTAAAACTCGTCAGCATACTTGGTATGTATGTCAACAAATTCGCCAGCATTTCTTGCGCTGCCACTATTGCTTGCGGACCATAGGTTTGCATCGCCTGTACTATAGCTTTCGGTAGTGATGTCATTACGCTGCCTATTGCCGGAATGACATTTGACGCAAAAGAAACCGCAGAATTCACAAGATCGTTTAAGGAATCCTCCACCGAAAGAATCGCATTTCCGTTTCCATCTTTTACACCAGTTAAGGATGCCAAGAAATTAGTCGCAGACGCTTTCATCATATTAAACGAACCAGATATTGTCCCTTCCGCTTCTATAGCTGTCGTTCCTGTAATTCCAAGCTCTCCCTGGATCACATGAATCGCACTGTAGACGTCTGCCAGATTATCGATGTTGTATTCTACTCCACTGAGTTCCTGCGCTTTATCAAGGAGCCTTTGCATCTCCCCTTTTGTTCCGCCATAGCCGAGCTTTAGGTTGTCCAGCATCGTATAATTCTGCTTTGCGAATCCCTGATACGCATTTGTGATGTCTTCCATGTTGGTTCCCATTTTATTTACGTTGTCTGACATGTCCGTCATTGCCATATCAGCTATATCAGCGGCTTTTGACGTATTATTTCCAAGCGAGCTTAACAGAGATGCCGCAAACGAGGTCGACTGCTCCATATAGGCATTTGCAGATAATCCTGCTGTTTTATACGCATTGATAGCGTTTTGATGCATCTTTTCCGCTGATTCCTTAAACAACGTTTCAATTCCGCCCATGCTCTGTTCGATTGCCGCACCCTCATTGATTGTCGATACAAGCGCTTTACCGATAGCTGCAGTCGCAATCACATTTTTGATTGTACTGACAAGTTTTCCGCCAAAAGAGGTTCCGGCCACTTCTGCCTCCGGTTCTATCGCCTGTTGTATTTTTCCACTGATGCCTTGTGCGGAAGGTATGATCTGCACATATGCCTTTGCAAGTTCCGTTGCCATCTTATTCCTCCTCTCCTGTTAATCTCTTCCATTCTCGGTCAAATTCTTCTCCAGAAGCAAATGTACGAATATCCTTATCTGGTTCTGAATCATCGCCAATTAGCATTCCGAGTAAGGACTTAGGTCTGTTTTCTCCCGTGGTTCCGTCTTTTGACTGTAGCCATGCAGTCATCCGTGTTCCATCTGCGATAGCCGCCATGAGAATTTGTTCTGATATCGGATTCATTCCCGCTATTTTCATTTTGATTCTTGAATTATCCCTCAGCCCACAAGAAAAAGTCGCTACCATTTTGCACGGTAACGACTTGTAATCATAGATATGATATGTTTCTGCAAGGTCACACAAGAGTGCGTCCTTGTCAAGATTAAGCATGTAGGCGAGGATTAAGAGTTTTTTCCTTCTTTTACGCTGTTGAAGATTTCTCCGATTTCGATCATCATTTTTGATGCTGGAACTCTTCCGTTTTCTGTTCTCAAATGCTCTTTTAAGCGATCCTTCTGCTCTTTTCCGAGAAGACGATTTAATACACTGGTTGTTTTTGCTGTATTTCCATTATCCAACTCGCACAAATCTTCCAAAAGCTCATAATCATCTAATGATTCTCCGTCGATTTCGTACTCAAATCCGCTAGTTGTTTTTCCTGTCATTATTCGCTCCCCTTAATATACTCATAGTGTGTCTGTCCTTCTGCATCAGGAACGGCTGAAAGTGTTGTTTCGTATCCGATAGAATCATCGTCTTTGTATACAATATCTCCGATTTCCGTAATGCTTGCGCACGGAATTACGATACGTTTTACCGCTTTTTTCAAGATCACATCAATAACCCAGCTGCTCTGTTCCGCTTCGTTTGCATTTGCTTTTACAGTAATACCTTCTTTCAGCGTTCCGGAAACGTTTTTATCGCCGTAAACACTTTTCAGGACTTCCACATTCAGCGATTCGATAAAAGTCATCTTGAATGTGTCTTCTTTGCTTGTCTGCATGGTTAATACTACATCTCCACCCCATGCTTTTTTATTGTCTGATTCCGGACTGTTGGAGTTTGTCAGCCCATCTTCTGAACAATATCCGAGTGTTTTAAAAGCCTCGTTCAATGCTGTAGTTGCATCCGTTGGCAGTACCGTGCCGAGTGGTGCTCTAAAAATGGCACCGCCGACTTTCGGCTTTCCTGTACTTACATTTTTTACATCTGACATCTTATCCCTCCTAAAAATACACGATATCAAATACTGCTTGATACCTATATCTCTTCCTTGCAGTATCTGTATAGTTATAGTCGCTGTTAAGTTCACACTTGCTGATATCGTTTCTTTCTATTATTTTTTCCATTGCTTCTTTTACCCGCTCGTTGAGCGATGCCGCACCATATAGCGACACTGAATAAGACTGAATAGCAATGGTTGCCGTACTGATATGGTCCTTTTTGCTTGATCCAGTCTTTTCAATCAATACATATTCATTTGTCAGCTTATCCTCTTCCAGTCTAACCGGTATTCCAAGACTGGACTGCAGATAATCCTTAACGATTTTTTCCACCATGCTTTCCAACCGCCTTTAATAATCCATTATTACCATCATCTCCGCAGACTTTCACAACCGCACGTGTCTGTGCTACATACGCTTCGGTTTCTGATGCACTGGCTATCTTATTCGCATGCTCTACAAGGATTGCCTGCATTTCCGGTGATTTCATCAGTTCACGGACTCCTGCACGATTGAGTTCAATTTTTACCTTACTCATATCGCTCCACCATCCATCTCTGATTCCATCTTCCCGGAACATTTTCATCAATTCCTTGCTTTGGCAGCCCAAACACCCTCCATGACTCTCCAAAAAAATCAACGCGGCAGTCTTTCCACGTATGATCATCACCTTTTGGAATTGCAATATCATACACTGCTTTTTTCCCAGTGATATTCAGCACATCAAGAACTTCGGTGGTTGTGGACGGAGCTACCAATACATTTTCTACATCAACCGGCATTTCTTCGTAAACAGGATGTCCAAACGGATCTGTTCCTGTTTCTTTTTTCTCATAGAGCGTTACCGTGATTCCTTTGATCATGCTTCTTCCTCCGTCTGTATTAAGCTAGAATATGGATTAAAATAGCCAATTCGATTCCCGACACCAAGGATTTTCTTATCCAATTTAGTCAGATACAATTCGCCGCTTCCATTTGCATTTGTCCAGGTCTGCGAATATACCATTGCTGTCGTAGTTGTCTGTGTCGTTCCAATAGGTACACCTTCCTCTCTGCTTCCGAGTGTCCGGATAACCATATTACATGACACTAATTTCTTTGCCTCGTCTGTAGCATTGCGGTTATATGCATCAATGATGATCGCTGCATCATCCAAAAGTGCCGTTACATAATCTGTATCCGGAATATCTGTTCCTTTTCGTTTCCAAACATCCTCAATTGATGCGTATGCCATTGTATCACCCTACTTTTTCGCTGTTTGTGTTCTCTTTCTGGTGTTCTTAGCTGATGCCTCTTTCTTTGCTTCGACTGGTTCTTCTATATCTGGAATCTCTGAGTCTTCTGTCGGTTCTTCGAGCTCATCCACAGGTTCTTCTGTATTTTCAGCTTCTGCAACTCCTGTTTCTGTTTCGCTATCCTCGATCAAATCCTCGGTTTTTTCTTCAATAATCGGCTTAAACATTGTGGAGTCTAACACATCGTCAGACTCCACTACAATTCCAGTTTGTTTGTATAAATATTTCATATTACCCTTCCGCCTTCACGATCTTTGTAAATGCTGCCTGATCCATGATTCCAATTCCATATACAATTTCTGCACGAATTGCGATCTGATTCTGTCTCTGCAGATCTCCAAGTCCATCCGGATCACCGTATTCGATCAAGTGAGCGCCAATGGATCTCTGTACTCCCCATCTAAACGCATCAAACTGTCCTACGATTCCAAGTAACTTCGTATCTGGTGTGATTTCATTTTTTGCCGAAACTGTATCAGATACTGCCGCAGTCATTCCAGAAAAATTTGTAAGATTCTGTCCGAATCCAATTTCCGGATAAATCTTTCTTCCATCCGCATCCCTCATAGTGGAAAGGCCAAAGGAAAGTGTTGGATCCATTGCAATACCACTCGGTACATAGCCAGATGAGATGATCATTCCTGCTGCCGCCTCGATTGCTTCATCATACTTTGTGCCTGCAAGCTGCACACTCTGTTTCGTGTCAACCAGCCCTTCTTTTACAAGGCTTGATACCGTTCCTGTAAGCGGATTGATTTTGTGAATTCCAACAAGATCCAATGCTCTTCCAAGTGCGATTGACGCATTTGACGCCAGATCCTGCAGTACGCCGATCTGTACATCTTCGTCTGCCCACTGTACTTCCTGCGAAAATCTCATGGTAACCTGCAGTTTGAACGGATTTACTGTTTTAGAAGCATATGCAGTTGGGGTTGGCGATTTCTGCCCTGCCTCTCCTACGAGTTCTGCTTTCGGTGGCGATGTAAGTACCCACACCTGCTGCTTTCCAAATTTCTGCGGTCTTGCTCCGGATAACTGCGCCAGAGTAGATCCTTTCTGTGCTTTTTCAAAAATCCCCTGCGAAATCTCTGCCGGAATTTCAAAATCTGAACTAATGAGTGCTGCCATATTCTTTATTCTCCTTTACCAAAAATCTGATGTGCAAATTCTCTCATTGCATCATCCGTTGTGTTATACTCTGTTGTCTTTTTCCTGTTTCCCTTAGTTCCCGGATAACTCTTTGGCTTCGCAAATTTCATAATCGCTTCTGCCTGTTTTTTACAGGTTTCCTCATCTTCCCCTGTCAGTAATTCTACCGGTACACCAGTGTCTTTTGCTGTTTTTTCTCTTACCTGTCTCACAGTGTCTTTCTTTTCAAGTGCGCTTAATTTTGCCTGAAGAGCATCGGACTTTTCTTTTTCCTTCTGAAGTTCCGTTTTATTCTGTGCCTGGTACTCATCGTACTTACTTGCCTTTTCTTTCAGGTCATCATAATCTGCATATTTCTGTCTTTCTCTCGCAAGGCGTCCCTCTATGATTGAATCCATTTCTGCCTGAGTGAATGTTTTGTCATCTGCCATCTTGTTTCCCTCCTGATTTGAGTGTTTTTAGTTGCCACGTTTAAGGCACGTGTTGCCATAAAAATAACACGCATTTCTGCGTGCTAGAATTATCCATTTATTCTTTTACGTGACATGTATTAGTTAATTTCCCATACACATCTTCATACAACTCCTGTTTATCACCATTATATGTGTACTCCGCATAGATGCCATCTCCATTGACGTTAGTTGATGCAAGGCACTTGTAATTCTGTAATGTCTTGCATGACCAAACGATAAATACGTTACTTAAGTCGATCGGTGGTGTTTGTGGAGTATCCGCTTCTCCATTATTGTTGTACCATTCTACAAGTTTCTTTTTGCATACACTCTGAAAGTGATCCATTCCTGTGATAATCATGATTAATCCTCCTGTTCTGGCTGAACATTTCCGCATCCACGGCAATATGTCTTTCCATCAACTTCTTTTGTACACATACAGTTGTGTGCTTCATCGCATTTCGCTTCATTCACTTCTATATAATCTTTCATAATTTTCTACTCCTCATAAATAATATCCAAACCATAAGCAACCGCAGCATCATGCTCAATCTTACATCCTCTTGCATTCTCCCAACCTTTGCAGAAGTACGCTGCATGACACAAAGACATATTTTCTAAGGACTTAGCAAGAAAACACAATGGAATCTGAACTACTCCACGTTCTTTCATAGATTCATTGCTGTACCATTCATCTGTAAAAAGAGTATTCACAACTTCATATCCTTTTTCTTCAAGAATCTTAATTGCTTTCTCTCTTGTTGCTACGATTTCTTCATCAGTCTTTCCAGCCATTGGCTGACTCAGCATTGCTTTTTTCATTTTTTTATTCTCTCTTTCTTAAAAATAGACATAAAAATACCACCAACCATTTCTGATCAGTGGTATCTACTGTTCTTGTTATTTTATAGTCCGCACTCAAATGATGTTAATCAATTATTATTTTCGGTTTAGGATACTTTTTAGGCACTTGCGTACCATATTTTTCAATTGTGTAATCATAATTATCGGCTACACTTTTCAATAGATCATCCGCATATTTAGACTGATCAAAATCGATTTCATTCGGAATCTGAGGACAATATCCAAAATGAAGTACAAAATCCTTATGCGCTTTTTCAAACTTTGGGTTCAGAACATTCATTTACAACGCCTCCTTCATCTTTTTTTCAAAATATTCCAATGCATTTGGAAAATATTTTTTCATTTGTTCATATCTTTTTTTATCAAACTGTGCTTCAAACATATGTGCAAAAGCCTCAGATGTAACATTGTCCCGGTTTTTCCAATATTCCTTCGGATGTGATGCACATCCAATTATATTGCCTTGTGTTACACCATCAAAAAGATCTGATATTGCCGAATCTTTTCGCATATCTCCAAGTTCTTCGCTAATGGCTTTATCAACTTTATCAAAAGTACCCAAATGATGTGCTTTACCATATGCTATACGATATGACAACGAATCACTTTCCAGTAACTGAATAAAATTCTTATCATCTGATAGATTTCCAGCTAAATCATCAACTAAATGACCGTGTTCATGGAACCATGTAGCTCCAGCTCCACGTGGATTCTTTAAATCCGCGCCATAATTCATGGATATCTTTTTCGTTTTAGTATTATAGTGAGCCGTATTTTCATACACAGCATTTTCAATGCTATCACCCGAAGCATATTTTGTGAATAGTCGTTTGGCATCGTCTGTACCATGTGAAAATTTATCCTTTAGACAGTCGTAATATTCTTTGTCCATATTGCCATCACTGCGAAGTTTTTGTTTAAACATTCCTAAATCTGATTCCATTATAGCAGAACGGGGAGTCTTTTCAATAGTTTTTGCCTTCCTTTTCGCATACAATTCTCGTTTTCTCGCGTTAATAGCCTCCTTATTTTCCTTGTACCGAATCCTCCGCATGGCATTGATATCACCACCAGCATTGTTATACTCTTCTAGGTACTTATCCGGATCATAACCAGCCACTGTACTCTTCCCGTCAAACCTGACTGCATATTCACAATCGCAATGCGCATGAATGTGCTCTGCATGACCATTTCGCATGGCTTTCTTTGACATGTATTGCCATCCTCTGGATGCAAGTGTAATACAGAATGCACAGGTGTCTCCATGAGGCACCCAGGCAAATTGCGCACCATCACGCTCCGCATTTTTCAGTGTTGTGTCTGCACCCACCTGTTTTACCAGCCTTGCGATCGTTCCTGGAATATTGTTTGGTGACTTTTTTTGTGTCCCCTTTACCGCTTTCGCCACTTCCCCATAGTCCGGAAGATCTGCTACTTCTGCCGTAGGGACTATTACTCCCTGTGCTGCCGCTGTCGCTTCATACATCTGGCACGATAATGCACCGATAGCCTGTCCATAGTGTTGTGACAGTGCATAGGTGTAGTCCAAAAGTGCTTTATCATTTTCCAGTCCATTCTTTTGAACCCAGGACTGCATCAGATCCGCTGCTTTCTGACTAATCTGTGACATCTTCGTTATGTATTCCACCCACGCCTTCTCCGTTATCTGCATTTCCAAATTCCTCCGTCAAGATAGCATCTCCTTTTGCTCTCTGCTCCTGTGCCCTGATTCGCCGGATATCCGCCTGATCAAAACCAATCATTTCAAGGAAAATATCTGTCTGTGCAAATCCTTGTCGTGCTGTCGCAATTTTGAGTGCTGCATCTGTAGTAGATGCCACGCTTGGCATTGCCGGATTCTTAAAATGTGCAATCAGCTCATGTGTTTCTTCCGGAAGCTCATCCGGAATCGTTCCAAGTTCAATTGCAAGTGCCATCCGTCCAATCCGATACAATGCATCACCATTTGATTTATTCAACTGTTCTGCCATAAGGATCAAGGTCTGTGACTGTGCAATAATTGCTTCACTGGAAGTCGGATTTGCATCATTTATCACACCAACATCCGTAACTGCCAATCCTGTTGCCGCTGAATACTGTGTAGCAAGCATCCGGAGCATCTGAACATGTGGTTCAATATTTCCCTGCGAAAGTTGCCCGAAATTCGGCTTTTCCCCAGTCTCCGGATTATTGGTACTGTAGAGAATACTTCCAACATACTGTTTGAATTTATTATCAATCAGCATATCATATTGTTCATCTGACACCCCGAGCAGATATTTCTGTGGAGAAGTGGCAAATTCCAGTCCAATCGTTGCATTTGCGACTGTTCTTACATATCCCTGGATTAGTCTGCGGACCGGCTCTTTTAGCCTTGACTGACCAAATGGTTTATCGTTTGTTGCGTCCCAGATCAGAGCCACCATAAGGGGCTCTCCGAAATCATGGGGATTCTGCGTAGCGTACCATGTACCTCCAATTCGATCCAACTCCCAGATATCTGTGTCTGTATAGAAATTTACATGTTCCGGAGACCATGTAACATCCGACTCGTCTCTTCGCGCATCTTCAAAGGCAAATCCATATCGGATGCGTCCTTCGTGTGCATTCCACGAAGCTGCAGCACAATGCGGAGAGTAAAACCGTACTCTTGCATCATCTTCCTCTCCGGATACCGCCGCAAATGCACAACCGTATTTCAGTTCTTCTTTGACCGCTTTATTGTATTCCGCTATCAAATGATTCCTTTTCATAATCTGATCCATATCTTCTGACTTCGTTCCATTTTCTGTAACAAACCCATCAAACATCGATCTTCCCGCAAGTACATCAACGGTTTTTGCTCCCCAGGCACATCCAATCTCAAGTTTTCCAAGACCTGCTGGCAATGCAATCCCAAGATTCACTTCATTCAGAGTGACTTTTCCGTTATAATAACGACGCTTTTTCCTATTCGCACTTCTGTGATAATCATATATGTATTTCAATTCTTGAAGCCACTGTTGTTCTTCCGGTGGTAATCCTTCTACTCTTCCAAAATTTAACTCCATTATCCTATCCTCATCTTTCTGTTCGGATTTCGTTTCGATGTTCTGCATCCCCAAAGTGCAAGTGCTGCTGCTTCAATCGGGATCGAGTTTTCTCCACCAAATCCCCAGCCACCGGAAATCGGTCTTTTTACAGACGTAATTGCCGACTCATTCAGTATTTCTTGGTATTTATACCATGTTACAGTCTGTTCATTGATTTCCTGTGATAGCTGACTCGCCGCTGCTATCACTTCTTTTGCTGCCGGTCGAACAATTGACTGCTTATATTTCCACACCGGTGTTATCTTCTCTATCAAGAAGTCAACTCCATTTCTTCCATCGATCACCACACAGCTCGCCATCTTATATCTCTGATTCAACCAGTCTGCAAGCCACTGGATTCCTCTGTCAGTTGCTTTTAGCTCGATCAGCGAAATTCTCGCTTCCCCTACCTCCGGACAAACAGCTCCGCATAATGCTACCGCCGAACCATCAGAAGAAAACTTTACGCCATAAGCAGTTTTCCCTTCCGGCTTTTCTTTTTCTGAAGCACACGCTTCCCATTTCTTCTTATCAATTGCGTAATCCTGATCATTATTGATTGGCGACCACCAGCCAAGACGCTCTCTTGCAAATGTGTCCGCATCCATCTGCTCACACTCTGCAGCTATGGTTGTTTCTGTCATTCTGCGCCCTAATGCCGGATTGCACTCCGCCCATCTCCGACGATCAGTAACATCTCCAATCTCTTTCACGGAATATTCTGTCCAGGCCGTGGATTTGCTCTCGCCTTCTGTTGCCCGTTTTCTGATTTTCCGAAATACTGTACCTGTGCAATTCTCATCCGGTGGTGTTCCCAAATAAATCGTCTGTGGATTTCTGGATGCTGATATTGCCGGCAGGAATGAAGCCTGTTGTTCGCTTGTAAGTTCCTGTGCCTCATCGAACACAAGACAATCACCGTGCAGTCCTCGACCTCCATTCCTGGTTCTGGCAACAAATACTACTCTTCCACCATTTTTTAGAATAATCTGTTCTCTTCCGAGTGCCGCCTTAATTTCTTTTACATACTTACGGAGTCCTCTGCTTTCAAACAAGCCGCGCAATTCCATAAAAGTTTCTGTTGCAGTTTTCTGCAGATGAGCTGTGTATATAACCCATTCTGCATACAGGATCATTCCGGATGCAATCCGCCCGGAAGTATCCAGTGTTTTCCCGTTCTGTCTTGGAACAGATAAGCCACATGTCGGCGCTGACCAAACATCATCCTCTGTACGCCCCATCCAATCATTCAGCACTTCACTCTGCCACGGATCCACAATCAGTTTCCCGACCGCAAGCACTTTTACCGCATCAGGGCCATCCGTATAAGCATAATACGGAACAATTCTATCGGACGGTGTCTGGCTTCCCATCAGCTTTTCGTGCCGACAGGATTTCTCCGATTTCGTCATCGTCTTTCTCCATTCCTTTTATTTCTTCAATTTCTTTGATTGTTTCTCTGTATTGCCTGGAGAGCTGTGGCATTGTCTTTGGACCATCAACAACATCTTTCGCGCATATATCAATCTGTTTTGCGAGAATCAGTGCTAAATTTTCCAAGCGTTCCAAGCGGCTTCCCTCGCTTGTTACAGTTGCCATTTTCTTAGCTCTTCCCATCTAAATTCACCTTTCAAAAATTTTCCTGTGTGTAAATCGGCGCTGGACGGCGGTGGTCGCCTTCGGCGCCTGGCGGGGATCCCTCCCCACCCCTGTTTTCTTTACCAGTTTCCATCCAGAATGTTCGCTTTTTGTGTCTTTTGTCTCTGCTCCAGTTCTTGCAATGTTTTATTGCTTTTCATTGCATTGCAACAGTAGTGCGCCGCCTGAAGGTTGTTCCAGTCCTGTGCTGCTGCCTCCCTGGAACTATAACCAAACTCTCGCCATCTGGACACTGGTCTGATCTCATCAATCACAAAGGATAGCGGATGCTTGCTGTCACTCGGCTCATCATAATGGATTGGTCCCATCCTGCCCCTGCAGATCCCGCACTCTGCACCGATTGCTTTTAGTCTTGCCCTGTGCTTTCTTCGAAGGTTTCCATTTGCACTCCTGGGGTTTCCTGCTGCCATTGTCGTCACCTCTGTTCTAGTTTATTTCATGGACCATGTAGGAATCGAACCTACGACATTTCGCTTATGAGGCGAATGTTCTACCACTGAACTAATGGTCCAAGATTTTGGGTATTAGAAAAGCACCCCGGAGGGTGCTTAAAATAGGTTTCACTTTATTCACATTTATTTCACTACACTTGGCTGTAAAACTAGCGGCATTTGCCCAAAAGAAGATGTTATTTGTGCGATTAATAGCGATATTCTTGACATTAAATTACTAGTTACAAATTCACCGTTTTTTCTAAACTCCTCTGCCATATTTATTTCATGCCATTTATATTCATTTTTTTTGGCCGGATCAAACTGTAAAATAGCTCCAAAAGTAACTGTTAAATCAAAGAATTCATTATGATCAAAATGTAAAGCTCTCGTAACTGTCACTCTTACACTTGCATTTCCATCTACATCTGCCTTAATATTATCAATACAATTCAAAGAGTGTTCTTCTCCTTCTATCGCCTTCTCAGTCCTATTATAAGAAATACTCTGCAAATAAAATTCATGCTCTGGCAAAAAATACTCTGATAAATTTTCAATCATTTACTTCACTCTCTCCTCTTGTTTATATTGCATATTCACATTTGTTGCTTTATTAAAAAATGGAATAATTTTTGATTCATTTTCTATTGGAATATTTTTCCCTCTATTATATAATCCCTTTGTTTCTAACATACTTGATAATATTTTAATCGTCTTTTCCAACTGGATATTTGTTTCCGAATACTCTGTTAAATATTCTTGAATTGCTTTCTCAACTGTAGCATTTAAGGAATCTCCATTTGCATATGCTTTCAACGCTAATTTTTTATGCAATTCTGGATTTATTCGAACATTAAATACCCCTCTATATTCTTTGTCCGGATTTTTCCCAACCTCTTCACAAAACTCTAAATAGTCATCCACTGCATCATGAAATTCTTTTTCAATTTTTAAGCCATCTCTACTTTCAAAATTGACCAAATCATTTATACCTTCAATTTTTCCACGCAGTGTATATGTTTCCGTATCAAACTCTATTTTCGCATGATACCCCTTGTATTCAAGCACATTGTTTTTCATTACACCTCACCCAATTCTTTTAAAAATCCAACCAAATCTTTTACTGCTCCAGCATCCATTTCATCTTCTGGATGTGGTTTATGTAATAATATTACTTTTTTATCACTTTCCCGATAAAATCGTACCCTTGACCCGGATGTCTTCCCCTTATTAAATTCTTTAAATCCCAGTTTGCTAAGTAAATATCTTGCCTCAGTATAAGTATAGTCTTTAGGCTTTGATAATATTCTTTCTTTCGCTTTATCCAGTTTACTCATTATTTTAGGCTCTCACCTCTTTTGCAACTATTTTGTAGTTACATTATATGTTTTTATTTTGAATATGTCAATCATATTCTTTTCATTTAAACATCTAATAGCAATATTCTATAACGTTATACAAAAAGGACACCCAATTCTATCAGGTGCCTTTCAAGTTCTATATACGGAAGGACGAGCCGCAGGAATTCAGCCTTTGGCTCAAGTATTATTATATATGTGATTCATGTGATTTGTGTGAAAGTTGAAGATATCTGTCGATTTTCTTACTTATCGTACTTCTCTCAAGATGAATCATCTTCGCTACCTCTGTCTGATTCACTGCATTGACACCATCAATATAATACATCCTGAAGATGTTGTGTAGCTGCGCATCTTTGATTCCTTCAACATAATGCTCCACCTCTTCACATTCCTTCTCAAGACGCTCTTTTCTCTTCAGATCACGTTCTTGTAACCGCTCATATTTTTCTTGGTCAAAACCAACTATGCTCTGCGGCATTGGATATCCCTTACTGTAATCTAAGATCACATCATTTCCCAACATGGTTTCTGATTGCCACCTGTTATTAAGAATATAGTCCAAGGATAATATCTCTGTCTTATTATTCCGGTATGCTTCCAGTCTCTCCTTCGTCATTGTCTCCAACGGTATCACTCCCTATCTTGTATTTTCTGGCTATATATCCAGTAACATCTCCATGCCACAACTGCTGCCCCTGTGTTTCGATCAACTTTCCTGCCTGGTATGCTGGTCGATGAAACTTCTCGCTTGCCTTCCGATCCGGCGGATGTTCTGCCATATCAGCATAATGTTCTTTTTGGTTCTGCTGGATTTCCGCAGGACTCCAGCGTGTGTCTGTACTTCTTTTCACTGTTCATCACTCCAATCCAATCTCTGACCGCACCAACCGCAATATTTTCCATAAGGCTTGTCTATTCCTCTAACTGTTTCACCGCAAACCGGACAATCTGCTCTATTGGTTGGTGTATATGTTACAGGCCTCTTCGGAATCTGTTTCTTCATAGCAGCTACCGCTATTTTCTTCATTTCTTCACCTCTTCTCCTTAAAAATGCGTAAAAAAATACCAACCACCGAATATTGATGGTTGGTAAATATTTACAGTTATCTGCCTCGATTTCCTAAATGGTGCTCTAACCAGTAACTCCTATATCTTTCTATTTGCTTTGTCAGCTCTTTTATATCGTCTTCGCTAAAATTGAATTTGGCAAACTCTTCTTTTGCATGAACATTACTCTTCGTCTCTGCACCACTTGCTTCGCTCGATAATTTATGGAATATTATCCACGCTTCTTCATCTGTCACATCGTTTTTTATGCTTTCCTCAAACGCTTTATATTTTGATTCCAATAATAAGCTTTTTCCGTTGCATTCTGTACACACATTGGTTCCAAACGCATAGTATTTCCCGTTGATATAATAAATAAATGGATACTGTCCAAAAAGTTTATTAATATAATCCATGACTCTCTCCTTATCTCATCCAGTTTGCTTTCCATCCGTGTAATTCTGCCATCTTCCCGAATTCTTCTTTCCGCTCAATCGGGATTACAGGCGTGTAGTCAGTTACACCTACATAGCATTCATCCGCATCATAGTTAATGGTAACTCCGGTTACCTCATAATCTCCTGGATCTTTCCAAATCGGGTCCTCGATAGTATCACCGACGTGTGGAATTACATTGGATTCATAGGTCTTACTCCAATTATAAGGAAAATTGTCACTCCCATTAAACACGACCATCTGGCTAATAATTACTTTCATTGGCATTTCCTCCCGTACATTTAATTTATACGGAAATTATACCATTCCAACCATCAATATTCAATTGTCAAGGTGCTGTTATTTAAGCAAACCTTAATTGTTCTTCTGTATCATCAATGTTCATGTTCGGCATTCTCTCACCGACTTTCAGATACGGACAGTTTGCTTCTACAAGCTTTTCTGCCATGATTGGCACAACACTGTTCCCGATTCTTGCGACTTGCTTTGCAATCGGATATTTCTTCCAGTTGTAATCCCTTTCGATAATGTAATCCTTTGGGAATCCTTGCATCAGCTTTAATTCTTCCGGTTTCAGCATCCTCAAAAAGATATCAGATATGATGTATTTCTCGCCCTTGATATCCAGGATTACATTCACCAGTCCAAAACGGTCTTTCGTTGTGATCGTATCAAGCGGTCTATCCAGTGTCTGTCCGCACCCACCGCCGTAATACTTAATCAGAAATGTTGATACCAATCCGAAATGCCCCGGAGATGTCGTAATTGTATGTAATGGTTCATCACAGCCCTGTCCAATCCCCGTCTTGTAATACTTCGTGATAAATGCTGTCACAAGTCCATATCTATTCGATGTATCAATCGTCTTGATCGGTTCTGTCAAAAGCTGTCCTCTTGAATCACCGGCTCTCGTCTCTCCGTGATACTGGATGATGTATGCCAATGCTTCTCCGTTTCTCACGATATAAGGAGACTCAGCATCGATAACGTATTTCTTGATGCCGTTTGCAATTCTCTTCTGTGTAGCTTCTGCAAGTGGCTTCTTGCGGTCAAATATCGAACTGCCAAGATCTGACCAGTCAATGTAATCTCCACAAGGTTTCCACTTCTTAAAGCCAATGCCGTCAGCACTGTGAGTTTGCTCTGGCCATCTGATTTCCCGTCCATCTCTACGGAATACTGCATACCATCTCTTTCTTGTGGTTGCTTCACTAATAGGACATCCACCACATAATTCGTTTTCACAACAAATTTCACTTAAAATCTTAGTTGCTTCTTCTGCTGTCAGTTCTTCATCTGCCAATCCTTCAAGCATTCCATCTGTCCAACAACATCCATATTCAACAATGCGATAGTAACCACGCGAGAAAACCTCATTAATGGTTACAGTTTCTCCGCAATGCTGTGACATAACGTCATTAAATATCATTCCGTCATATTCTTTGCTAACTTTCAAATCTTTTCTGACTCTTACCTTGTCTCCAACTTTGTATTTCATTTCGTGCCTCTCTTTCTCAGTTTTTCTAACAGATTCTTTCTCTTCTGTTTCTTCTCTTTCCATCGTCTCAGGTACTCAATCTGCGCCTGATCCTCTTTCTCTTGTCTATTCATGGTCTTTATCCCTTGTACAGTTTCGGAAGTGGCATCCATGCTGTCACCTTGTACAGTGAACAACCGCCATGTCCGTTTGAATATCTGTCCCACTCAAGGTATCCATACTGTCTATCAAGCCAGTGCTTTTCCTCATCCTCATCAAATACCTTGATGTAACACCCAACGCTGTATTCTCTGTATCCGTTACCGCTCTTGGATGCGATTGTTGTAAGGACATCACTTTCATCTTCCGGGAGTCTTTCCGTTACTGGAATCCATCTACAATCCTCATCGGCATCGTCAATCTTGCACATGCTCTCGACATACTTTCTGACATTCTCGGTTGCCAGTAGGATTCCTTCATCCTTGCGATCAGGGTTCAGCTCATCCGCTCTTTCTCCCTTTAGTTCTTCCTCGGCTTCATTCAGCCACGAAAGAAATTCTTCTACATCAAGTGTCTTACCCATTGTTTCTCCTTCCACCAGTTGCAACGTACTCTCCGTAACTCATTCCAAGCTTTCTCGCTTCTGCTGCAATCCTTGCTATCTCATTTTGGTACTTTGGCTCTCTTACAGCCTTTTTCTTTTTCGGCATGGCTTTCTTTCTCTTCTCCCATTGCTCTTTCTTCTGCTCGGCAGTCAATGCCTTGTATCTTGCTTTACCTCTCTCGCAAGACTTTTTTCTACTGGCTTCTGCACAGCAAGCCTTACTGCAATATTTCTTGCGATTGCCGACTATCTCAAATTCTTTTCCGCAGACTGAGCATACCGCCCAGCTGCTTTTTATCTCTTCTGCCATTCTTAATCACCTTCCTAGCAACTTACTTTCCAGATCATCCATGTCGTAATGTCTTCTCTCAAAGTTGTTATTGTTCTTCGTTGCTGGTTTCTTATCGTGCCGTTCATCATACTTTCCTTCAAGCACCTTCACAAAATTATTCGGATTGATGAACCAATCGAAGTTCAGTGAGAATCTCGCATCTGTCTTTCCCTGAAGGAAGTCACTCTGTTTGACCTTATCAACAGCTTGTATCACTTTTTCTTCTCCGAATTGCTCAAGTAAGGCAATCAGTGAAGTACATCTCTTAGAACCCGGATTGATGCGGTAAATCATTTTGATTCCGTAAGGCTCTAGCTGATTCCATGCATCGATGATGGATTGAATGCTATGCTGCTTTATAGATACGTCAGTATCTATATATTCTTTCATTCTTTCCTTCTTTCTTTCTTGTTTGTGTTCCTTTGCTGTCCCTTCGCTGTTCCTTTGCTGTCCCTTTGATGTTCTTTTGCTGTTCCTTTTCTAAGTCGCAATCTTGATAAAACCCATAGTTTACAATGGTTATAGCTGTTCTTTTGTTGTTCGCATTTCGTTCTATCATCTTTTGACTTTCTAAGAAGTTTAAAAAGAGTTTGACCTTCTTTCTTCCCCACCCCCAACGCTCCATTAATTTGAGTTCAGAAGTGATAAATGAACCTCTTTCAACCATTTCTGTATGACTGCCTATCAGCACGTTTTTATCTTTGTGATTGGCTAGTAGCAGTAGGTCAACGGCAAAAGATAGAGAACAAATTCGTTGAAGCATCGGAGCTAAAGGAACTGGTTGCCGGAATGACCGTTGTAGAATGGAAGTTGCTTACTGAATTTCTCGCCTTGTCTGGTCTTCGATTTGGCGAGGCTGCAGCTCTGAACACTTCTGATGTTGATTTGAAAAATAGGAAAATTCATGTAACGAAAACGTATGACAATGTAGCTGACATCGTTACAAGCCCAAAGACACCGTGTTCTGTGCGAGATGTATATATTCAAGACGAGTTACTTACGGTCTGTAGAAACGTGCTCCTATGCTACCACAAAGGCACTGTAGTGACATTCAGCACAGCTTTCTTCCCTGGAACAACGAAAGAACACATCAACTTCGATTGCTACGCTAAATATTTACGTGAAACATCTGAGCGAATCATTGGGCGGAGAATCACTCCGCACACGCTCCGACATACACATGCCAGTTTACTGATGGAACAAGGAGTTGACATTGACAGTATCTCAAAAAGACTTGGGCATAATGACAGCAGAGTTACAAAAGAAATTTATCTCCACGTCACAAAGAAATTAGAAAATAAGCGAAACGAACAGCTAAGGGAGTTAAAAATTTTATAG